CTGGACCGTTGGGCAAGCGCGTATCGATTTTGCTCTTTATGCTGTGTCGACAGACACGTGCAATAGGAGATCTTTCGGTACGTTCTAGCTTGCTAATACGTTCCACTTCCGACGGGGTCAGGGGTCCTTTGGGTACGGCCTCTCCGATCTTGGTGATGTAGAAGGATTGGGCTGTAGTTCTTTTACCTTTATCTACCGACCTTGACTTGACGATTTGTTCGCAGAATACGCCAGAGGGACCATAATAACTCTTCGATTTGTTGAGTTTGAGGCCGATCTGTTGGATGTTTCTTTCGTACTCTTGTACCACTTCGAGTGGCCAGAGTCCGACTAGATCATCGCCGCAGACCTTAAATGATCCTTTTGGCGCTCCTGCTGTCACTGCTGCCCATATGTTGAGTATGGAGAGGATCGTCCACGTGGAGCCTAGCCCCATGTGGCATCCACGTACGGTAGTCTGACCATCTAGGATGGTAGACTCCCCGACGATCTTGTATCCTTCGACGCATCGCAGTGCCGCATCTATGTCAAGTTGAGGCATCCCCAGACCTGTGAGCAGTCCTTCCAAGACCGCTCTTCCTACCCGATGATGGATCCAGTCACTCGCAGCTGTTAAGTCAGCGGAGTAGACTTGAGCTCCTCTCGGTCCTTTTAGGAAGATTGGCTTGCCCCGAAGGATGTCCTTTGACGCGCCGAACCACTTAAGGAAGGGTAAGGTATACTCTGCAATACAACGAGAGTAGTGTGTCAGATAGGCAGGATGTAAGGATGCTACGCGAACCTTCTCACCTCGCTCAGGAATAGCGACGGTGTTGACCACGTGGAGTGGCTCATCGCTGACTAGAGCGTTGTTGTGGGTTAAGGTTCTGCTTAAGCGGTAGAGTAGGTAGGGATCGATTGCACCCTCATTCGCCTTCTTCCGTGCAGCACGTGTAAGACTGTCCCCAAACTTGAATCGGCTCTTTGTTTGCTCAGCCCACTGTTGGTTTTGTACCACATTGGATTTGTTCTGAGAAACGCGCCAGGCTTGGGGAACGTACAGCTTACGCTGCTCGGCAAGTGTCCGTGACACTGTGGCCTCCACTTCAGGAATCGCTTCGTATGGAAGCCTGATCTTGCATCTGAAGGACTTAGGTGGGCTCACGTAAAGTGGGCCTAGATCTTTCCTTGGTTCTTCAGGTGCGGGCTCTCCATCGATGTAACGCTCTCCCCATGGATCCAATTTGAAGGGATGACGAGTTTCTGGGTCGCCAGGGAAGTACCTTTGTACTTGGCTCCAGAGATCCATAACTTGTCTCGCTTCATTTGTGGCTGGGTAGAGTGCGTTCGCTCTGGCAAGCTTAGAGAAGTATGCCAGCGATTCCGCTTGTGTGGGGTGCTCCCGGCTTAAGTCGCGACGGTGGTATTCTCCCGTCACGTAGCCGTGGTGCAGACACTTGGAAGGTGATGGGAGGGGGCACGTAGGTTCGAAGACAAACTTGTCGCTCCTTGTGGCGAGGAATGTCTCTGCGTGCCCCTTCGAAAAGGTGTATAGACCGTCTAAGAACTCGGTCCAGTAAGTCCCTTCTCCCTCCTCTTTATCAGTTAACCATCTCTGTTGACATTGCGCGACAGCTGCAGTAATCTTACTTGTGAACTCGGGATAGAGTTCTTTAGTCCGGACTGGTCCCTTCTTTTTGGAGGTTACCATGATCCGTTCTGGGTTTACAAGTGCGCGGGATACTGTAGTTGCTTGGAATAGTCTGTCTAAGTTAGGTCTAGTGGGCTCTAGCTCTTGTAGAGTCCACTTTCTTAGACGGTGGGCCCATGTTTTGGTGGTGTCGAATGGTCTGGATGCTTGTTCGAGCATCCACCATAGGTAGCGAACTAGCTTACCGTAGTTTCGCGATCCGTATCGACACTGGTTCCAAACATCGCCCTTCCAAAGCACGTATGCGCATGTCAATTGAGGCCAGTTAGCTTTCAAGAAAGCTTCAGAATAAGACAACAGGGATACCATCCCCTGTGCCAGCTGGCGGTGCCTCTCGGAGTGCACCCTAACCCATTCACGGGCTGCTGCCAAATCTGTAGGAAGTACAGATCGGCGGCCCTGTTGATGGGGTTCCTTGCTGGTTGGAGAACAAGA